AGAACACGAGTCTTTGAAAACGGAAACTACTGTTAGAGTTCCAAAAAAAAGACTTGTTGACGAGAAGGTATAATACTTTAAACTATATCTTCTATTAACCGCCGAAGGGCATAAACTTTAACGTAGAAGGAGAGAAAGATGAGTGATGTGTATTCACTATTCGAGCAAGAGGCAGCTGACCCTCAAGCATTTAATAAAGTCAGAGAAGGCGACACTAAAGATTTGTCGTCATTAATCCGTAGATCTATTGATTTAGATAAACAGATTAAAGATACCGAAGCACTACTAAAAGACCTACAGCAGAAGAAAAGATCTGTTGATGAGGAAGATATTCCTTCCATCATGCAGACTATGGGTGTTGAAAGTCTACAAGTAGATGGCAACAAAGTTACAGTTGATAAATTTGTTTCTGCTAGAATACCCGAAACTAAGAAGCAAGAGGCTTTTCAATTCTTGAGAGAGATTGGAGAGGGCGATATCATTAAGAACGAAGTTGTTGTTAGCTTCACTATGGGTCAGGATAATCAAGCTGGTGCTGTGGTTGCAGATTTAGAGAGCAAAGGCTTTGCACCACATAAGAAACAGCATGTGCATCCACAGACTTTAAAATCCTGGGTAAAAAATAGAATTGAAAGTGGTAAAGAAATAGACTTTGATCTATTTGGTGTATACCAGGGCAACCGTGCTAAGATAAAAGGAGGTCAGTAATGAACCAAGTTGCACAGAAAAAGACCACAGATGTAGTGGTATCAGAGTTAGATAAAATGTTAGAAGCTGACTCTGGTGCTGGTCTTGAAAATATCACTACGGAAGACATGCAAATTCCTTTCATTAGGATCATTCAAGCATTGTCTCCACAGTTACAGAAGGACGATCCTCTGTATATTAAAGGCGCTGAGCAAGGCGACATCTTCAATACGGTTACACAAGAAGTGTATAAGGCAGACGAAGGTGTTCTTGTTGTTCCTTGTTTCTTCGAGAAGAAGTTCTTGGAGTTTATGTTAAGATCATCTGGTGGTGGGTTTGTAAAAGAACTCGCGGCAGATGATAAAGACATAGCTATGACAACTCGTGAGGGTAGCATAGAGCTATTACCAAATGGTAACGAGTTGGTAAGAGCACACCAGCATTTAGTCATTGCACAATCTGCTGATGGAACTTTTGCACCGAGTGTTCTTGATATGAAAAAGACACAGTTGAAAGTGTCTCGTAGATGGAATACACTAAAGAATAGCATAAGACTACCTTCTGGTAATGCTATGCCGATTTACGGAACGGCTTGGAGTATAACTACAATCTTGGAAAAGAATGACCAAGGTTCATGGTATAACTACAAGTTGGATCGTGTAAACGAACTTACCAAAGATATAGAAAGTATGATGCTTGAAGCTCGTGCTATGTATCAAAGTGTAAGCAAGGGGGAAGTTAAGATGGCTGCTGCATCTGCTGATGAGATGGCTTCATCAGAAAAGGACGAAGTGCCGTTTTAATTTAAGCTGGGGTCACATATGTATCCTCCAAATGTGTGACCCTTTTTTTTTGGAGTGAAGAGTGAATTTAACAGAAGAATTATTACTTGCGTTTGAGGGTTTCAGTGGTGCTCATGGTCAGACGGAAGTTTCCAACCAAAGAATGAATGGCAAACAGAAAGCCAAATCATTTATCGTAAGACAACCACTAACATTAGAATTATTACAAGGACATATAGATGGTAGAAAAGGTGTTGGTGCAATACCTATAAACGAAAAGAACCAATGTAAGTTCGGTGCTCTCGATATAGATGAATACCCACTAGACCATCAACAACTTGTAAATAAATTAGATGAATTAAAAGTTCCGTGTATCGTGTGCCGTAGTAAAAGTGGTGGAGCACATATATTCTTTTTCTTTACAAAGTGGATGGAAGCGGCAGACTTCAGAGACAAAGCTGCCGAGATAGCTGCAGCTCTTGGACATGGACGTTGTGAAATATTTCCAAAGCAAGAGCAAGTATTGGTAGAGCGAGGAGATGTGGGCAACTTCATCAATCTACCATACTTTGATGCAGAGAAAACTTTGAGGTATGCCATTATTAAAGTTGGCAAGACTTATGTTGAAGCTAGTTTAAAAGAATTTATTCAACATTTGGGGACGGTAAAATGTGATCCAAATAAGTTTATGCAAATATCCGTGGGTGGTAAACCAAATCTATTTCCAGGTTTTGTTCCGTGTCTTCGTGCTATGTTATCTGTCGGTGTGCATGAGGGTGGTAGAAACAAAGTTGCTTTTCAGTTGGGTGTTTTTTTACAGAAGTCTACACCTAATGATTGGAAGTCGCAGTTGGAGCAGTTGAATGTAAAACACTTTACACCACCATTACCTGCGGCAGAAATTGTTACAATACAATCACAGTTAGAGAAAAAAGAATATCAGTATCTATGTAAAGATGAGCCTATGTCCTCACATTGTAATCAAGGTGTATGTCGTGGTTTGAAGCATGGCATTGGCACAACATCTATGCCTGCGATTAGTGGACTATCAGTTATACTATCAGAACCTCGTCTTTGGTTCTTGGATATAGATGGTAGAAGATTAGAACTTACAACAGAAGAACTACAGACACCAAGACTATTTCAAAGAGCATGTATGGAGCAGTTAAACTTTATGCCACCAAAGATGAAAGATGGAGATTGGGAGATACAAGTCAATGGTCTTCTTGAGAACTGTAATGAAATAGCAGTGCCACAAGAACTGACATACAAGGGACAGTTTCTATCTTACCTTGAACTGTTTTGCACGGGCAGAGTACAAGCACAAAGTTTTGAAGAGGTTGTTCTTGGTAAACCATATACAGACGGAGAGGAAGCAAGGACTTATTTTAAGATAGATTCTTTGATGGAGTTTCTACGAAATAGAAAGTTTGATAATTATACCAGAGCACAAGTCCAAGAGAGACTTAAAGAGATAAACAATGGAGACAGTTCGCTTGTTAAAAAGTTTCAGAACTCACAAGGTAAATGGAAATCCGTTAGAGTTTGGTGGATACCAGAGTTTGGAGCAGAAGTAGAAATAAAACCAATAACAATAGAAACAGATGAGGTTCCGTTTTGATAAAAGATGAAAATATAAGAAAAGCATACAAGAAATTTGTCGCTGATGAGGTTGAAAAAGAAACTACTATATTCGGTCCACCTGGCACAGGCAAGACCACAACATTAATTGATATAGTAAAAGATGAGATATCCACAGGTGTAGATCCTAAAAAGATAGGCTTTATGTCTTTTAGTAGAAAGGCAGCAGAAGAGGCGAGAACAAGATCAGCGACATCTTTGAAGATAGACTACAAAGATATGTTGTTTTTTAGAACATTACATTCTCTTGCTTTTACTTGGCTTGGCTTGAGTACGGCAGAAGTAATGTCTGGTCGTGATTATAATGAGTTAGGTAAATTAGTTGGTTTGGATTTTAGGACAACACAAACAATTAATATGGAAGAGGGACCTTTGTTTTCTATTGGTGCAGGTGGGGACAAATACATGTCTTTAATTCAATTTGCTCGTGTCAAGCAAGTTGATTTGCAAGAGGAGTTTCACAAAGGAACTTGGAGTAATGACATGAGTTGGCAACAGTTGACGGTGTTAGACAAGGCTTATAAAGACTTTAAGGAAAGAAAAGGCAAGATTGATTTTATCGATATGATAGAAAGATTTATCAAGGGTGGTACTTCTCCTAATTTTCATATGCTTATCATAGACGAAGCTCAAGACTTAGCACCAATACAATGGAAAATGGTTAAGGATGTTCTCGTTCCTAATTCAGAACATGTATACTATGCTGGAGATGATGACCAGGCGATATACTCTTGGATGGGTGTAGATGTAAAACATTTTTTAAATGCAAGTAAACAAAAAATATTGCTTAAGGACTCTCACAGAGTTCCAAATCACATTCACGCATGGGCACAAAATATCACAGATAAAATAGAAATAAGAGAAAAGAAAGAATGGAAACCAACAGATGAAAAAGGAATGGTTACATGGCACAATGATATTCTTGATGTGGATATGCGAGAGGGCGAATGGTTGATACTTACAAGAACAAACTACATAGCGAACCAAGTTTGTAATAAACTCAGAGAAGAAGGCTACTTCTTCTGGCGAGAGGGAGATGGTTGGTCTGTATCTTTAAATGTATTGTTAGCGATAGAGGTATGGATATCTTTACAGAAAGGCAGAGCAGTAGAACCAAAATTGTTAAAAGTTTTTGCCAAGTTTATAGACCCTTCTTTGATAAAGAGAGTTGGTAGAAAAGCTATGGGTAATCTTGTTGATGATTTAGAATATAATTTAGAACATTTGAAAACCTTATGTGGGTTTGAGGCTAATCATTTTATGGGTTGGCAAAAGGTTTTGAAGTTATCGGAACAAGTTGTTGCATACATAGTTTCTGCCAGAAGACGAGGAGAGAGAATTTTGTCGGAAGATCCTAGAATCCGTGTATCAACAATACATAGAGCAAAAGGTGGAGAAGCAGATAATGTAGCAATACTTATGGACTCGACAAAGGCATGTGTCGAGAGTGAAGATCAAGATGCCGAGAGAAGAGTATGGTATGTTGGTATGACAAGAGCAAAAAAAGAATTACATATAATAGAAAAATCAGGAAGGTATGGGTTTGATTTATGAGAAGAGATAAAGCGTTAAAAAAAGCAGAAGGTTTAGTTAGCACTGAAAGAGCAGAAGTGTACGGAGATGCTAGACTTAATCATCAAAGAATTGCTACAATGTGGAGTGTAATTTTTGGAATAAAAATTACAGTGCCTATGGTATATTTAGCTATGGTTGCTGTTAAGATGTCTAGACTTATAAACACACCAGACCATGAAGATTCATGGGTGGATATTTGTGGATACGGTGCGTTAGGAGCAGAGGAAAAAAATGACAAGTGATCAATACCATCTACTTGAACAAGATATAAAAGATGTAGCGTGGGGTAATGTGGATTCTGATTGGACTCCACCAGAAACTATACCAGATCTATCGCAATATGATACGATAGCCATAGACTTGGAGACAAGAGATGAGAATCTTCTGAAGTTAGGACCTGGTTGGTGTAGAAAAGATGGGCACATTATAGGTGTAGCAGTTGCAGCTGGAGATAGTGCTTGGTACTTCCCAGTGGCACACACAGTTGGTAACATGCCAAAGAGAGTTATATATCAATGGCTTACAGAGTTATGTAAAGATACAACTAAAACTTTCGTGTTCCACAATGCGTTATACGATCTTGGTTGGCTTCGAGCAGAGGGCATAGAAGTCAAGGGCAAGATCAGAGATACGATGGTGGCTGCACCATTACTAAATGAGAATAGAAGATACTATAATTTAAATTCTTTATCTGGAGATTACTTAAGCACATACAAAGATGAGAAGATGCTTAAGAGCGCTGCCGAAGAGTTTGGTGTAGATGCAAAGTCTGGCATGTGGAGATTACCACCACGTTATGTTGGTGCATATGCAGAGCACGATGCTTCAATAACTTTAAGATTGTGGAACGAACTCAGAAAACAAATAACAAAAGAAGAGTGTAGTGGCATCTTTGACTTGGAGACAAGACTCACACCTTTACTTCTTGATATGAAAACAAATGGTGTACGAGTTGATCTTGTAAGGGCAGAACAAGTTAAAAAAGAATTGATAACTTTAGAAAAGAAACTACTTGATGAGATAGCCGCGGAAACAAAAGTTGCGTTGGAACCGTGGGTCGCCACATCTGTAGCAAAGGTCTTTGATGCGGTAGGACTTTCGTACTCTCGCACAGAAAAGTCCAGGGCCCCCGCCTTTACAAAACAGTTTCTTGCAAATCATAGTCACCCGATTGCGAAAAAAATTATAAAGATAAGGGAGGTCAATAAAGCCAATACGACTTTTATCGATACAATTCTTGAACACTCTCATAATGGTCGTATACATTGTGACTTTCATCCTTTACGTTCTGATGGTGGAGGCACTGTTACTGGTAGGTTTAGCTCAAGCAATCCTAATTTGCAACAGATACCTGCACGAGATCCGTATATTAAGAAAATAATTAGAGGATTGTTTATTCCAGAAGCAGATTGCGAGTGGGGATCATTTGACTACGCTTCACAAGAACCAAGATGGCTCGTGCATTATTGTGCCACACTGACAGGTATAGACAGACACCCACAGATAGATGACGTTGTTGCGTTGTATAAAAAAGGACAAGCTGATTTTCATCAGATCGTAGCAGATATTGCTGGTATACCTAGAAAGCAAGCGAAAACAGTTAATCTTGGTTTGATGTATGGTATGGGTAAAGGTAAGTTGGCAAACATACTTGATCTGTCGATAGAAGAAGCGACAAGTCTTCTTGATAAATACAATGATAAAGTTCCTTTCTTGAAGTCAGTTTCTGAAAAAGCCATGCGAAGAGCAGCAGATAGTGGTGTAATTAGAACTTGGTTAGGTCGTAAATGTAGATTCAATATGTATGAGCCTATCTCGTATACATATAATAAAGCACTACCTATAAAAGAAGCCATTGATGAGTATGGTGGCAAGGGTAGAATCAGAAGAGCTTTTACATACAAGGCGCTGAATAGATTGATTCAAGGCTCAAGTGCAGATCAAACTAAGAAAGCTATGGTTGATTGTTATGAAGCTGGACTAACTCCCATGTTAACTGTGCATGATGAACTATGCTTTAATATAGAAAACTCCAAAACAGCCAAACAAATAGATCAAATTGAAGAGATTATGCGTAATTGTATACCAGAACTTAAAATACCCTTCGAGGTAGACGTTGAAATAGGTCAAAACTGGGGAGAGGTTGGATAGTGGCGATTACAAAAAGCTACAAAAGAAGAGTCTTTTCCAAGGTAGAATCATACTAGAGGGGTATCGTTTCGCCTCTCTGTGAGCGTCTGAGAGCTTAGTTTTTTCGAACAGGCTTACAATATGCTATGATTTTACCAGGTTTTCCCTCTTCGTTAGGAACATTTGGTTGGGCCGTTAATCTTTCAGCAAAATACAAACATCTGTCTACGCTTTGAAATCTTTGTGTCCTATCTACGACTCTTTCGTCTATCATAAATATTAACAAGAACTCAATCATTCACCTTTTGCTTTCCAAAAATATTCATCTGTATCTCCGAGTCTAAACTTTTGTCCGTTCTCTACTTGATATATTTCTGTACTAACTTTAAAATCTGGTTGTAATGGTTCGTCTGGTGTGAGTGAGTTGTCATACACTCTCATTCTATTGTTTGGATACAAACAAAACTGTCCGTTCTCTAACTCTATAATATTGTGTGATTTATGTTCTGCTGGTTTTTCGCTTGTTGAATAATCAATGGCATCTACACTCTCGTGATAATTATCAAGAGTACAGACATATGATCCTTTGAGTATGCCATGATCTCTTGTGTAAACTTCAAAGTCCATTGAACCTATAAATTGTTTACTGATTGCCACCACGCCATAGTCCATGCAATTCCAAAACTGGAGATTATAAAGATCCATATCTGGAGTCGGGGTTTGTGGTTCAACAGTAAAAGCACTAATAGGTAGTTTATCATAAAGAGCACCATAGTCTGGAAGGTAAGTTTCAAAATAGAAAGCTCGGCCTGGAATAGATTTCGCAGTAACCCAAATACCTTTGACAAACTCACCATGTCCGTCTTCGCCATCTCTTAAATATTCTTTTCGCACCCATACATCTATCGAGGGTAGATTCACAACTAACGTAGCCATCTGTTAGAAAATCAAACCCTTCCTATATCCGTTTGACCTATCGTAAGTTAACACATCCATTCTGTTTTCTGCTTGACCCACAAAAGATACATGCACCCAACCAGAGCTAGGACCTTTTGCTTGATCGTAACATTCTAGAATAAGTTGATCGAAAGAAAGATTATCTTTGATAAATACGGCAAGGTCTGCATTGCTTATGCCTGCTATTTCTATATCCGCCGCTTCTCCTTTTGCATGTTGACTGGTGGATTTCGAGCCAATCGCTTCACATAAATCCACACTGCGATACCCAGAATTTATTGTCATAGGTTTGTTAAAATGTTCTCTGATAGGCTCCAACACATTTATACAGAGCGTCTCCATACACTTAATATGTATTGGCTCTGGTGTATTGTCGATACCTTTTCGTTCTGCCGTTTGTGATTTATCCTCTTCCTTAATGTAAAGTGTGGCGACAGCCTCATCCAGTCCTCCTAGCTATGTCTAAATTTTTTAAAATTTCTTCTGGGTTACTTCCAAGAAAAGAAGGAGTTGTTCTAACTCCTGCATTTGTTTGAACATTTGCAGTTTGCACACTACCAAAGAAATCTGATTCTTGTGGTGACGGACTTTCTGCTACATTTGTGGGTGCTCCACCAAAATTTGGAAGATTTGTAGGTGTTTGATTAGGAGATATACCAAATAAATTACTGACTGGATCTGTTTCTGGCTCTTCTTCTTTTCTCAAAGAATCTCCTCTTCTCAAAGATCTCAATATACTTAGTTCTCCAAACGGAATGTAAAGACCTTTTTTGTTTTGAGCATCTATTAATTTATCTCGGCTTGGTTTGAAAGGAATGTAAATATCGTTAAGAATAGAGTTGATCTCCTCTTTACCTAACTGAGCATCTTTCATTATTTTTCTAATCTCTCCTCTACCCAATCCTAAAGTTTCTAAATCGTCCACGGATACAGCCATTTCTCTAAATACCTTGAGTCTAGCGTCATCTGCTCTTTTATATGCCTCTATGATTTGTTCTGGAGAAGCATCTTCAATTCTTAAAACTTCGTTAAATAGCGTGGCAGTGCCAGATCTTTTCTGTTTAAATTCTTGTGACTTAAATTCTAAAAGTCTAGGAAGATCAAGAGTTTGACTATTTAAACCAGTAAATGCTCTAAATAACTCTGCTCCTTGTTTGTAAGTTTTACCAGTGGTAGGCTCTGGTTCACCTTCTGGACCAAACACACCTCTTAAAAATCTAGATTTTTCTATCCCTTTGACTGGTTGAAAGTTACCTCCAGCAATACCTAGATCTGCACCTACTGGTATTCTGATTGGGACAGCTCCTGGTAAAATTGTGTTAAACATATGCAACATAGACTTTTCAAATGCTACACCAGTTGAATCTTGAGGTCTATATACTTTTGCACCAGATCTTGTTCTGCCTCCACGACCACCCATTGCTGTAGGTAAAGAATCTTGAAGTGCAGAAAAAACCATTGAATAGTCTAAAAAAGGAACCATGTACTCACTCAAAGTATCGAAAGCGACTTTTCTAATCCTACCTTTAAAATCTGCACTTTGTGCATCTGCTTCTTTGTAAGAATTTAAAGCGGTTCTATATCCTCTTGACAATAAATCATACGGATTAGTGTGACTAAAATCTATAAACTCAAAGTTATCATTGTCGTCTCTACCCACTGGTATCAACAAAGAGTTTTTCTGCCAACTTGCTGCAAGTCTATTTGCAGCTGATATCTCTTCGTCAGTTGTATCGGTCAATGTCTGTGCCATCTTTTGAAGTCCAGGTCCAACTATGCCAAAAGAAGCTATACCACCCATTAATCTTTTCATTCCTATTTCTCTAATTGATTGTATAGGACTTTCTAATTCTTTGGCTGCTACATCTAAAACATTAAATCCAGTTCTTAAAATTTCTGCTGGAAACGCTATAAAGTTTCCAAGAGGTATACCTCTTAAACCCTTGATAAACTCTGGTACAAGTTCATAGTTAGGAACCGTGTTACGAACTGTGTCGGCAGCAGCTCTTCTCATAGCTTCGTCAATACCCTCACCTTTTCTCTTTCCTATGTGCTTGCCAAACTCTATTAACTGTTGTCTTCTTAATGAAGCGTTGTCCGCGAAGTCAGTTCCTATTTTAGCCTTGGCATTTCTTAACTTTTGTAGTTCAAAAGCATAGCTATATATTTTCCAAATGTCGTCACCACCTTTATACAAACCTTCTGCTTTATCAAGAAAACGCTTACCTAAATTCATAGACCCATTTAATACCGTGCTACCCATATCTTTTAACCCAGTAGGATCTTTTGGAAATTCTAATGTATCACCTTGTCTGTTTATTGAGTCTTCTACATTTCTGTTTCTTGCAGCACTTCTTGCTATTTCAAAATCAGATACGACATTAACATCGTCTAATTCTGAACCTTGAGGTGCTCTTTGAGCAGCCACCTCTGTTGGATCATTCACACCTTTATAACCTAAGTTCTGTCTTAAGTTTGCTTGTATCTCTCTAAGTTGTGCCGAACTACCAATCACGCCTCTTCTTTGAAGATCCACCAAGAAATCTAGAACTTCATCATTCAAAGAAAAATCAAAACGATCTCTTGTGAATTTTTTAATCGTGCCACCACCTTTTATTGTAAGTTCTTTGTCGATTAAATCTCTAAGAACTATATCAACAGACTCAAACAAACTAGCGTTTTTACCAACATTACCATTTGCTAGTGCAAACAGAGAGGCAGATGTGACGTTTCTAACTTGCGTGATTGGTGATAAAATAGTTTTGGCGTATTGAGAAAGACCTTTTAATTTTACCATTGGATAATACAAGGCTCTAAATATATCTCCAAAAACACTTGTTCTTTCGTTGATAACATTAGTCAATGCTTCGTACATGGGTTTAGGAATAGCGTATCCATACATCTCACCAAATACACTATTTGCAGAAAAAGTACCTGGATCCAAATCACCGTTACGTCCTAAGATAGAATACACCATGTTTCCACCTCTTGAGTTAAGATTTTCTCTTATTTCGTTTAAGATTTTTTTTGTTGCCGCAGGATCGAATCTTTCCAATTCACTTAATCTCGATATAAGTGGTAAATTTTGTTGTGCTCTAGCTGCATTTATCTCACTAAGTTTAGCAGCGATCAATTTATTTGTATCGATATACAAAGGAATTTCATCAGGGCCTGTCTTAGCAATCGCATCGTCTACAAATTGTTTAAAGCTAGAATAAAAAGCATCTGCTGAAATAAAATTAGATAGCTCTGCAACGGTGTGCATGTATGCTTCTTTTGGATTTCTTACTTCACCTAATATTGTTCTAAGTATTTCATTGTCCACTTTTGATTTATTTAAAACTGCTGGATTCATTCTCACAACTGGAACATCGAAAGCAGCCAACGTATTACCTTTTATCGTAGATTTTTTTAAAGATTGATAATGATTTGTAACATTATCTATATACCTCTCAGCTTGTGTTCTAGTTAATTTAGCTCTGGCTGGATCTCTTGTTCTTAATCCTTCTCTGAATCTTTCAACAAATTCATTATCAAATCTTAAACTCTCTGGTTCATCTTTTAAAAACTTTTGGACATGTTTAATATCCACGCCTCTACCTTCAACAATTTGATCAACTAACTCTTTTCTCATTTTCCTAGAAAGTTTAAAATTATTGTCGTTAAATATCTGATAGTTTCTTGATAAGTACCCACCTTTGTTTATATTTTCTATGACTTGATTTCTAAATTCGTCTCTAGACATTATGCCAGAAACAGATGTTTCTGGTAAACTTTTGGCAGCACCAGTTTCCATTACTCTTCTAGATAGATTATCAATAATCTCTTTAGCTTTTACATACTCATCATACAATGCTTTTGGTATTCGAAGAGTGCTTATGTCAGCGCCTTCAAGAACGTCCATGAAATTGTTGATTAATTTTTGTTTTGTTATATCTGGTAATTTTCTATAGTCGGCAAACTCTTCAGTGGTTCCTTTTAAAACTTCATCTATTTTTTTATCCACTTCCTTTAACGCTTTTTCTGCTATTTTTATGTCGCCTTCAATCGCTGGGTTTACCAAAGATTTAACTCTTGCTACAGACTCTGGTAAGAGTCCTCTCGATCTAAAAGCCGATAAAGTTTTTGCAACTGCTGACTGTAGAGTATTGATTACACCTGGCTCAGCGAACTCACTTTTTATGTACCTGTCCTCTTGTTTTACGATTGCCTCTCCAGCTTTTTTAGATGCGGCTCTCAAGGCTCGTGACCCAACGCCAGCACCCGCACCTATTCCAGCACCATATGCTGCACTCGTTCCTATCTTTCCAAAATCAAAATCTTTTAATTCTTTTCCTTGTGCCGCTTCATCAAACGCTCCAACACCTGCACCTATCACTGCACCTGGAACGGCAAGACCAACTTCTCTTGATGTGGCTGCACCTATTTTTGCAGAGACATTAAATCCTGCACCTATCACTGGAGGTAGAGTTCCAGCCATAATAGAACCAGTAAGACCATGAGCTAACACTTTGTTATATATTCTAGCCGCGGCTCTTTCTCTACCCTCTAGACCTAAAAGATCTTTTGTGGCAAAGAAAGGACCATACCCACCTTCAAAAAAATCACCAAGAGATTGTGTACCATCTGTAGCCACAACTGCATCTGCCGCACCAGCCGCTGCAATCTGATGAACAGCTAATCCAAATTTTTGACTGCGAGTCAACTCCTTTGGATCTAAAGGTTGTTTTGTAATTTTCATTGTTTTTAAGGAACCTTTGTCAGCTCTCATTTTACTTGTGCCTCTTGCCATTCTGCCAAGTTTACTGAACTTAGAAACTGCCATAGCAGCACCAATGCCTGGCACACCAAACTGAACTAACCCTTCTGTAATTTTACCAGCGGCACCTGCTGGATCTATACCGTGTCTATTCCTAAAATTGTTAAATGATTGAGTTACGGCACTTGTATAATCTGTGCCTGCTGCCAAATCAATAAGACTCGTTCCAGTCTCGATTAAACCTTGTGGTATAGCAAGAGCACCAGAAGCAAAACCTTCGCCTATTTCTTGTAAAGCACCTTCATCTTCTGGATTTTCATAGTCACTATATCCTGATCCTGGTTCGCCTTCTTCTGTCAAGGCTTGATTATCAGATCCAAAAAACTTTTTTACGAGTTCTTCTGCTTCTTCTTGACTAATTTCATTTGCGAAGAAATAGCTTTTACCATCTACTATATAGTTCGGCATTAGTTACCACTTAGTATATTTTGTTCTTGTAACGTATCTATTAACCTTACGCCTTTTCTTGGTTTTTTTAAGTATTTAAGAACGGTGTTCGGTAAATCTTGTATACTTATCCCTAAACCAGGAATCGTGCCTCTCATTGATTTTATGAATTTTACTTGTTCTTCAAATTGTTGTATTTCATTACCAGTAATTTTTGTTAATTTTTCATCAAGACCAACGCCTGCGATTCCAAAAGACGTTTTTTTATCGTCACTCAAATCACCATAATTTGTTGGTTTCTTAATATAAGTGTTAGGTATAACTCCATCTTTTCCATAATTTTCTACTTTTCTGTTAAACTCACTGTCTTTCAAAGTGCTAGTGCCTTTGGTAAGTTCTTTAAGATATTTGTTTATAAACTCATTAGCAAATTCAGTTTTATTTCCATCTGCGTCAATATGTCCAAACTCTTTTAAAATCTTAATAACATCTGGTTCTGCTTTTATAAGGGCAGCTTGGAACACTTTGTCGGCATTTTCTTTTGTTACCGCAAGTTGCTTTTCTTTAAATTGTAAGTCAGCAGCAGTAGACAATAAATCTAAGTTCCATTTGTAACCAGCCATCTGTCGATTGAATTTTTGGATTGCTTCATCTTTTTTATCACCCACGAGAGTTCTTTGTAGATTTACGATGCCATTCATTTTTTGTATCTCTAAAGTTCTTTTGGCAAGCTCTTCTGATTTTTTATCTTTTAGAAGATTATACATCGTGTTTCGTGCTTCTCTTTGATCTTCTCGTAATTGATCAGTAAGTCTATTTACATCTTGTCCGTAACCTTGTAGTCCAACTGCAAAACCCTTTGCTATATTCGTTAAAGCATTTGGACTCTCACCAGCTGCTATCGCAAGACCAGCTTTCATCATGTTTAAAAAGATAGATGCCTTTCGATCCTCTTCAAATTCACCTTGAAGTTCTTTAGGATCAAACCCTAATAATTTTATGGCATCGTCTTGTACATCTGCAAGAGTAGGCTCTTTACCTTCTTCGGTCATTTTAGCATACAGTGCATCTACATTTTCATTTAATGTTTTACCACCAACCTCCATAGCGTTTGCATCTGCAACACCAGCCGCCACATTTGTAATCGCTGCTTGTACTTTGTCAGATAATTGTTTTTGATTACTTTGAAAACCTTTTAAAATATTTACATCAGATTCTTGTGTATTATCTCCAGTACCTGCATTAGCTGTTCCTTCGTTTGATATAGGAGTGGTATCTGCATCATCACCCAAGCCTGCGTCAACCATTGTGTCTCCACCTACAGGATCAACGCTATCCTTTTCAAGTGCAGTTTCTTTTTGACTCATAAAACCTGTTACTGGATCAGGATTATCAACCATTAAAGAACCTGTTCTAATGTTTTCTTTTTTCTGTGCTTCTCTTTTAAATTTTTCTAAAAGACTTTCTCTCTTTTTTTCTTCTAAAGTTTTTTCACCTGATGTATCAACACCACCTGCACCCTCTCCTCGATCTACTATCTTTTTTGTTTGTCCTCCATATAAATTAGCAGGAATGGTAAAGTTAGAAGTAATTTGATTGCGATTATTATTAATATTACCTGGAAAACTAGCTCTCATTATATTCGGTCCACTAGCCATAATACCACCAGGTTGATTGTTAGTTACACCTGGTATTCTAAACATAGGTCTATTAAATACGCTCATTATGCAGGCCTTCCAAAGTTAAAGAAGTTACCAAATCCTCCAGCAGACCCTATTGCTCCAAGACCCGCGATCCCCAATCCCATCAACTGTGATCCTCTGCTCGGACCTGGTGTTCGTGTTTGAGAAGTTGTTTGTTGTAACGCTGGAACTCCTCTGAAAATGTCAGACATGAATCCGATTTGTTGAAAAGGTAATGCTTGTTCTGCAAGTGTGTTTGCTCTCGCAACATCAAGTTGTCTTTGACCTTGTTGTTGTTGTAATCCACCAATACCTAACAATGTATTAATATCTTGAACACCTAACTGTTGTCCTAATTGTCCTAACCCAGCTTGTGATACACCAAGTTGCCCAGTTAACTGTGCTTGTCTTAATTGTTGATTTGCCGCTTGTTGTGCCGCTTGTTGTGCTTGTTGAAAACCTTGTGATCTTAACTGTGAAGTGGCTC